CCTAAATGGTTTCTCTGGGAAAATGTCCCCGGTTTGCTGTCATCTAATGAAGGACAAGACTTTGCAACCTTTCTCGGAGCAATGGCAGAATGCAGGTATGGGTTCGCCTACAGGGTTCTTGACACTCAGTACATCAGAACACAGCGATTCCCTAGAGCACTCCCACAAAGACGGAGACGTATCTTCGTTGTCGGACATCTTGGAGACTGGAAAAATCCAGCAAAAGTTCTTTTTGACGAAGAAGCATTGCGAGGGAATACTCCACCGAGCAGAAAAGAAAAACAAAACACTACCGAAAAATTTACAAACCGCATTGTCAGAAGTGATAAATACGTCCAAGACGAAGTAGCAAGTACAGTATGTGCAAGAGACTATAAATCTCCTACCGACTTAATCGTAGAAAAAGATTTAACAATTAATCATGGCAATCATTCAAGGGTAAATGGTGATGGATTCAAAAAAGATGGAGCAAGTTACACATTGACAGCTTCGGAAATACCATCAATACACTATGAAGAAAGTGAAACATTATGTTTTGAGCACAGGTCTAAAGACGGAACACCACGAGTTCACAAGGAAGAAATATCACCAACTTTAACAGCAATGACAGGTGGAAATAGACAACCATGTATTCTCAGACAGAACGTAGTTAGAAGATTAACTCCTTTGGAAACAGAAAGACTTCAAGGGCTTCCAGATAATTGGACACAAATTCCGTATAGAGGAAAGCCAAAAGAAGAAGCTCCAATATCTAAAAGGTATGAAGCTTGTGGTAGAGCAATGTCTGTAAATGTCATGGAGTGGTTAGGCACAAGAATACAAAAAGTTGAAAAGGGGGAAATATGATAAAACGATTTAACTTTAATAATCTGATGGATTTTGATAAACACATAGAATTGTCTATACCAAATCTAAACACATTAGATTCCATCTTTAAAAACATTACACATGAAAATGCACAACCAGAATCTATCGTCTTGGATTTAGGTTGCTCAACAGGAAGATTTATTTCAAATCTAAGCAAGATAAAAGACTGTAGGTATATCGGAATAGATGAAGTAGATATGACAACAAGAAAAAAAGACTTTGAATTTATTAAAGGAGATGTAGAAAAAGATTACTTTCAAGGGAACACAAGTATAGCTTACAACCCAAAAGATCATGGAGATCATATATCTGTGCTTGTCTCTATGTTCTTTTTACAGTTCTTAGGACAAAAGAAACGTGCAAGAATCATAAAAATAATGAAAGATATTGTTGATAAAGGTGGAGTAATTTTACTAGCTGAGAAAGTACATTTAGATGATACAAAGATACAACAGTCTTTACATAGATTACATATACAAGAAAAAAGAAAAAACTTTACAGACAAAGAAATATTGGAGAAAGATTTGCAGTTAAGTATAAGTATGTTTTGTAAAACGGAAAATGAATTGCAAGAAGAATTAAATTACATAGGTAAAGCAACAAAAGTTTGGCAAAGTTATAACTTTATGGGATATGTGATCAAAAAATAATTTTTATATTTATTAAAGTTGAAGTATTATTTGTGAGAATAACTAAGAATTTATGAACAAAAAATCCACAACTAAAAAACTAACTGAGACTATAAAATTACAGATAAGGAATGATTTTGTACAGGGAGTTAGTAATGAAGAGGGATTGAAAAACTTTCCCACATTAGATGAATTGTATAAACACTACAAGGTCGCTAAATCTACACTCTACAGAGTATCAAATAAAGAGAATTGGAGAATAGAAAGAGAACAATTTCAAGCCACCTATAAAGAAAAACTAGATAAGAAAAGAACAGAAACACTTGTTAAGGAAGGCAAGAGCTTAGACACAAGAAGTATCAATGTGGCAAAATCACTAATGTGCACCATAGAAAAAACTATTTCAAAAAACTTAGAAAACATTGAAGAAGGCAAAACAGGACTGATACCAACACAGATAAATGCATTAGCTAATACTGCTTTAACTGCTCAAAAGATTGGTAAATTAGCATTAGGAGAAACAACAGAAAATGTTGAAATAAATGGAAATATCCAAAACACAGCATTCAGAGAAGCTATGGAATTGCTTGACACAGTTGCAGAGCAACGAAGAGAAAGCAACGATAGCCCTATACACTAGTTGGTTAAAGACTGCTAGACCAAAACAAATCATTCCTGATAATGATAAAAATATCTGGTTGATATTAGCAGGAAGGGGTTGGGGTAAAACAAGAACAGGTGCACAAGACATAGTTTTATATGCTTTAAGAAATCCTAATACAATTTGTGCTGTGGTCGCACCAACTCATGGAGATTTAAGAAGAGTTTGTTTTGATGGGCCTTCTGGATTGATGTCTATTATCCCAAAAGAATGTCTAGCAAATTCAAATGACTTCAAAGGATATTCCTCAAGTCTGTCCGAAATTAGGTTGAGCAATGGTTCTAAGATTGTCGGATTTGCAGCAGAGAATCCAGAAAGATTAAGAGGGCCACAGTTTCACAGAGCATGGTGTGATGAATTAGCGGCATGGCGATACCCAGAATCTTTTGATCAATTAATGTTTGGATTAAGACTAGGAGAGAATCCTAAATGTGTAATTACTACAACCCCAAAACCTACAAACATAATTAAACAATTAATGAAAAGAGAAGATGTTCATATGACAACTGGAAGCACATTTGAGAATGAAAAAAACTTATCTGGCTCTGCTTTGAAGATGTTAAAAGAAAGATATGAAGGCACAAACTTAGGTAGACAAGAATTGTTTGCAGAAGTAATTGATGATATTGATGGTGCTTTGTGGAAACCAAAGATGATTGAAGAAACAAGATTAAGAAAAGATACAGAGATAGAATTATCACAAATTATTGTGGCGATTGACCCAGCAGTAACAGCTTCTAAAAACTCAGATGAAACAGGGATAGTAGTGGTAGGTAAAGATCATTTAAATCATTTTTATGTCTTAGAAGATTTATCAGGGAGACATAGTGCTGAAAATTGGGGTAGAATAGCTATTAATGCTTACTATGATTGGAATGCTGATCGTATTGTAGCTGAAGTGAACAATGGTGGAGACCTTGTAGAAAGGTTATTAAGAAACATAGATAACAATGTTCCATATAGATCAGTTCATGCAACAAGAGGTAAGATAGTTAGAGCAGAGCCAATTTCGGCTTTATATGAGCAAGAAAAAGTGCATCATATAGGAATATTTGATGAACTTGAATCTCAAATGTGTACATACACAGGCGATACACAAAGCAGTCCAGACAGATTAGATGCTTTGGTATGGGGTTTGACAGAATTAAGCAAATCTCAAGGAAATGTAAATTGGAGAATTAGTTAATGGCTTTAATAGATAACATACGAAAAATGTTTGGCTTACAAACAGAAACAAAAGAACAAGGCTCTGTCATGGGCTATTTCAATGTTGGTACTCAACAAAAAATGTACAAGTATCAAGATTTAGCAAAAGAAGGATATATGAACAATGCTATCGTATATCGTTGTGTCAATGAAATATCAAAAGGTGCAAGTGCAGTACCATATAAAATTAAAGCAGAAGATAATGTTTTAGAAAATACAGACTTACACAATCTTTTAAACAGACCAAATCCACAACAATCATATACAGAGTTTTTCAATAGTCTGTATGGGTATCTATTACTATCAGGCAATGCTTACGTTTTAAAAGTAGGTGGTGAAGGACAAGCTCCAAAAGAATTACATTTACTAAGACCAGACAGAATAGTAATTAAGGGTGGGAATAATTATATACCTGATTCTTATGAGTATATGGTGAATGGCAGAATAGATAAGGTTTATCCAGTTGATCAAGAAAATGGATTTAGCGAAGTAAAGCACATTAAACTTTGGAATCCATTAGATGATTATTATGGGTGTTCGCCTTTAACTGCCGCGGCTATGGAGATAGATCAACACAATTTAGCAAGTAAACATAATGTGAATTTATTGAATAATGGTGCAAGACCAAGTGGTGCAGTTATCTTTAAACCAAAAGATGATCAAGGTTTTGCTGTAAATCTGACAGAACCACAAAGACAACAATTACTTACAGACTTAAACAATAGATTCTCAGGGGCCAGTAATGCAGGTCGTCCTCTACTCTTAGAAGGAGACTTTGACTGGAAAGAGATGGGACTGAGCCCTAAAGACATGGATTTTATAAACTTAAAGCACATGAGTGCTACGGACATAGCACTTTGCTTTGGAGTTCCGTCCCAACTTGTTGGTGTGCCTGATGCTCAAACTTATTCAAATGTAGCTGAAGCAAGATTAGCTCTGTACGAAGAAACAATTATTCCATATTTAAGAAAAGTTCAATCTGATTTAAATGAGTGGTTAATTCCTATGTTTGGCGAGAATATAGACTTTGAATACGATATAGATGAAATACCAGCTCTATCAGAGAGAAGGAGAATAATTTACGGCAATGTTACAAATGCTGTAGCACAGGGAATCATTACTAGGAATGAAGCTAGAGAAAGGCTAGGTCTTTCACCAGTTGAAGGTGGTAATGAGCTTTATATCTCAGCTAATTTGTTTCCATTGGGGTCTGAACCATTGCCACCGCCTGATAATGAAAAAGATTTTGAAGATTTTGATGATTTAGAAGAAGAGCTAGATGAAGAGGAAAAGAATGAACAAAAAGCTACAGACTTTCCGAAAAGAGGAGAAAATAAAAAAATATCTTTAAGAAATTCAAATTACCCACAATTTGATTATGAGTTTGCAAAGAACGTCAAAGAAGATGGTGGAAGTGTAGGTAAAGATATATGGAGAGCTGGTGGTAATATCAGAGGAAATGAAGCATTCTCATTATGGGGTAGAGCAAGAAAGGGTGATGAAAGTCCTGCTGTACTTAAATGGATAAAAGAAAGAGAAGCATGGTCAGCAAGACACTCTGTTGTTGATGGCAACCAGTTTGTTGGTGGAGATAAAGAACCTAATCTTTCAAATGTAGCTGGTGTCGTTGCCTTAATGAAATGGGGAACAATAAACCCTAAATTAAAGGAGCAAGGCATGAAGGACATCATCTTAGAGCTCACGAAAAAGCTAGAAGGTAGAAAAGAGCCAGAAGAAAAAACAGAGCCCTTAGAAAGCGATATTCACATTGAAATAGAAGTAGAAGAAAAACAAGTCTCAGCAAAAGTTAAAGAAGCTCTCAAAAGCAAAGTTGATGAACACAACGAAAAATATGGAGATTCAAAAACTAAAAGAGTTACATTAGGAATGCTAGAGAAAGTATTTCTTCGTGGAGTTGGAGCATACAATACAAACCCAAGTTCAGTTAGGCCTGGTGTGAGGAGACAGGGTGGAGCTGACAGATGGGCTTATGCTAGAACGAATTCATTTTTATTTGCTTTAAGAACAGGTAGATTTCAAGGTGGGAAACACGATACTGATTTGTTCCCTACAGGACACCCTTTAAAATCTAAAGGGCCTACTGATTCGCAAGGCAGACCTAAAAAGTAATGCGACAAGCCATACAGACAAAGGCATATCGTAAAAGAAGATTCAGTTCAAGATTTGAAGTTCGTAAACAATTAAGATTAAGAGATAATCTTGAAAAAGCATTCTTTAAAAATATCAGAGCAGTTCTTAATAAAAATACTAGAAGAGTAAGTGATGAATTGCTTTATGCTGTAGATTACGACACAGATGTTAATACAGTTCGTCTTTATAATAGTCTATATCCAGTTATTGAAAGAAATCTTAGAAAAGTATTTCAGACTTTTATTGAATACAATATTTCTCTTTATGACCAAGATCAAAAGAATTTAGAATTTACCACAGTAGGTACAATAGTCACATTTGAACAATTATTTAAAGAATATCTGAGAGAAAGAAATATCATATTTGAAACATTATCTGCAAATCAATCAAAACAAATAATGCGAACAATAAGGAATCTTAGAGATCAAAACTTAACACTCCCACAAATTTCTAAACAGGTTAAGCAGACAGTTAGAGGTTTCAGTACGTTTCGTGCAGCAAGAATTGCAAGGACAGAAACTCATAGTGCCGCTGGTTTTGCATCACAAAAATATAACGAAAAAATTGGTGATATGCTAGGGCAAAAACTCTATAAGCAATGGGCTTCAGTTAGTGATGCAAGAACAAGAGAATCTCACGTTTTTGCTAATGGACAAGTTAGAGAAATGAATCAAGATTTCAATATTAATGGTTCATTGATGCAATATCCGGGTGATTCAAGAGGTGGAGCAAAGAATGTCGTAAATTGTAGATGTGTTGTCCTTTATGTAGATGAAGAAGATTTGAGTTTGATACAAGACTAAATGTTGTGCTAGACTACGAATTTAACTACTATATATAGTGAAATGCCAATACCGAAACCAAACTCAGGAGAAAGTAGGCAAGGATTTATTAACAGGTGTATGGGAGATAAGACAATGACCTCAGAATATAACGAAGAACAAAGGTTAGCTGTCTGTACTAGTCAGTACAAATCACAGGAAGATTCCTCAGAAGCTAAAGAAGAAATAAGAAAAGATGTTTTTACTACACAAGAAGAAGCTGAAAAGAGAGCTAAAGAAATAGGTTGTGTAGGTTATCACGAACATGATGAAGATGGTAAAAAAATATATATGCCATGCGATACTCATACACAATATGTTCAAGCAACAGGAGAAGATGTGAAAAACGAAGAACCAATACAAATGCACGAAACCGAACACTTAGAATTTAAAACAGAGATCAAAGCATATCACGAAGAAGAAAATAAAGAAGAAGGTGTGTTTGAAGGTTATGGGTCTGTATTTAACAAAGTTGATCTAGGCAATGATGTTGTTAAATATGGAGCATTCAAAAAATCACTTAAAAGAAAAGGAGCAAAAGGGGTAAAACTTTTATATCAACATAAATCAGATATGCCGATAGGAGTATTTGATGAAATCAAAGAAGATCAACATGGTCTTAAAGTAAAAGGCAGATTAGCACTTAAAACTCAAGCTGGAAGAGATGCTTTTGAGTTAATGAAAATGGGTGCATTAGATGGACTTAGCATAGGATTCAAGCCAAATCCGAAAGCTACTCGCTACGACAAGGGTTCTAATAAAAGAATTCTTGAAGAAGTGGAACTTATGGAAATATCTTTAGTGACCTTTCCTATGAATCAGTCGGCTACGATTCGTAGTGTAAAAGGCGAAGATTTTTCTATTAGAGAGTGGGAAAATGGAATGCGAGATGCTTTCAATCTTTCTCGTTCAGAAGCAAAGATGGCGGCAAAAGCTGTGCATCAAGTATTTGATCAACGAGATGTTGACGTAAATACTGAATTGGCAAATGCCTTGAATAACCTTAATAATAAATTCAACTCTTGGAGAAAAGATGGAAAATAACGAAATCAAGAGTGCAGTTGATGGTATCGGTCATGCTTTTGAAGAATTCAAAAAAGCAAATGACGAGAGATTAGATGCACTTGAAAAGGGTGACAGTTATGATGGTTTACTGGACGATAAGTTAGCAAAGATTGAATCTAAGCTAGATGCTTTTGAAGATGTAAACCAAAAATTAACTCAAGCCAATCTAAGTCAAGAGAATTTAAAAGAGCAAGTAATTAATCTTGAAACAGTCTTAAAAAGACCAAATGCAGGATTAGATACGAAGCAAATTGATGATTCTCTAATTGCCTTTGATGCTTATTGCAGAAAAGGATTTGATGCTTTAACAGAAGCAGAGAAAAAAGCATTAACAGTATCAAACGATTCTACTGGTGGATATTTAGCTCCACCTGAATACGTAAAAGAATTAATCAAAGACGTAACTGAAATCTCACCTATCAGAACTATTGCTAGAGTAAGATCAACAGGTCAAAGATCAATTCAAATACCTAAGAGAACTGGCACATTCGCGGCTCAATGGGTTGCTGAAAGTGGAACAAGATCAGAAACTACTGGTTATCAAGTTGGTTTAGAAGAAATACCTGCACACGAATACTATGCAATGGTTGATATTTCTGAGCAAGACTTAGAGGATTCAGTATTTAATCTTGAAGCTGAAATGCAATCTGAATTTGCAGAGCAGTTCGCTAAAGCAGAAGGTGCAGCTTTCACAAGTGGTAATGCAGTCGGTAAACCTGAAGGTTTCATGTCTAACAGTAATGTTGGTGAAGTTAATTCAGGTGCAGGTGCGGCACTTACAGGTGATGGACTTATCTCTTTGGTACACAGCATAAAATCAGAATACAGCAAAAACTCAACTTTTGTTTTTAACAGAAATACACTTGCTGATATTAGAAAACTTAAAGATACTGCTGGTCAGTACGTTTTCCAAGCTGGTATGATGCTATCAAGTGGAGTTCCAAATTCAATTTTAGGATTCCCATATATACAAGCATCTGATATGCCAAATGTTGGTGCTGGTACATTCCCTATAGCTTTCGGAGATTTCTCCAGAGGTTATATGATCGTAGATAGAATTGCTATGGCAGTATTAAGAGACCCATTCACTCAAGCTACTTCAGGTAATGTTAGATACATTGCAAGAAGAAGAGTTGGTGGTCAAGTAATACTTCCAGAAGCATTAATTAAACAAAAAGTTTCAGCATAAGGAGTAAATTATGAGAGATTTAGGTAATAACTTAGTAGCTGTGCAAAGTCTTGCACCTGTTGTAGCTAGTGGTAATGCTACTACTACAAACAGCACAGGAGTTGATCTTCAAGGTTTTGAAGGTGCTTTTGTGACTGTTGCATCAGGAGTTGAAGGCGATACATTAGCTTCAAACTTAAAGTACGACTTCAAATTACAACATAGTGATGATGATTCTACATATGCAGACTGTGAACAGAAAGACGTTACTGATTTAGCGATTTCTTCAGGAATCTTTTTGACACTTGATGACAATGCAGAAACCCCACAGGTTTCAGGTATTGGTTATATCGGTGGTAAAAGATACTTGAGAGTGTCTGTAGTTAGAACAGGAAACCATTCAAGTGGTACACCTCTAGCTATTAACGTAATGAAAGGATTTGCACACCATGCTGGTGGAGCAAGTACATACAACTTAGCTTAGTGCCAAGTTTTGAGGGGTGGCAACACCCCTCTTTTATTTAGGAACAATTATGAAACAATTTAAAATACTAGTACCAAAAGCTGGTGCAAATGATGAAAAAGGAACGTCAGTTAAACTTTATCAGTTTGATGAAGTCGTTGAAGCAAAAGATAACTGGCAAGAAGAACTTATGAATACCTTTGTCCAAAATGGTTGGGCCATGGAAGTTAAGGTAGATGCTAAAGTAGAAGAAGGAGAAGCTGTCCGAGCTAGAGATGATAAAGGTCATTATATGGCAGATGACCCAAGCACTCCTGAAGTGAATGAAGCATATGTTGATGGTAAAACACCAGCAAAGAAAAAAACTACTAAAAAGAAAACAACTAAAAAGAAAAGTTAATTCTTAGGGGCAGTTCATAAATTTTCTGTAGTGTATTAAATTTCCTCAAATACTGCCCCATCTTATGACGATAGAAGAACGATTAGAGAAGCTAGAAGCAATCGCACACACCCCAAAAGGTCTCAAAGACATGGAAGGATTTAGTGAGCTCCTAGATCGTTTAGAAGCCTTAGAGAAGCGATTATCGTCAATAACCCCATAAAATCTTTAATAATATTCCAAAAAAGGTTGACTTTGTTATGTAAATAACCGATACTTTCTATATGGAGATTTTAACTAAGGAGAAAAATATGTATAAATTAGAAATGTTTTTAGATGAGTTGTTACAGGTATATGGTGGCGACTTTAAACCAAATATATATCAGGCAGAGATGCCAACACTTGATGAGGTAATTGACGAATTATTTAAAATTGATGAAAAACTAAAGGGGAAAATATGAACGAAATTGAAACAATAGTTTTAACTGGAATGAAAAACAGAAAAGCACTTTTAAATAAATATGCTAAATATTCTGACCAAGAACTAGAAGATTTAGAAAACGAAGATAATTGGCAAGAAATAAACAAGGTCTTACAGATAAGAGAAGATTTAGCAATGTGGTCTGCTGAATACGGATATAATGAATAAGGCAGATCAATAATCAATAGCAGATAGGGTTCTATAAAATGAACCCTTTTTTTTGTCTATAATTTCCATTAGACTAGCAATATGGCTAGTAAGACAGATAATATCTCAAGACTTGAAGCACATGAAAGAGAATGTGTAATCAGGTATAAAAATATAGAAGAAAGATTAGAAAAAGGACATGCTCGTTTTAATAAACTTGATGCTATGGTTTGGGGTCTCTATGGTTTATTAGTCGCATCAATAGGTATTGATAAACTTTTATAGGAGAAAAAATTATGAGTAATGCCGATAAAATGAAACAGCTAGAAGCTGAAAACGAAAAACTAAAAAAACAATTAGAAGATACGAACTTCTTATTGGGTCAGTATATGAATCAGAAAGTTCAACTAGAGCAACAGTTAATGTTGATGAACAAAGAAATGGCACAACAAGAGAATGTTGAAATGCCACAAGTAGTAGAGGGTGAAACAGTTAATTAATGGGTAGTCTCGTAGTCAGTAGTGCTCCATCATCAGAACCCCTAACTCTCTCTGATACGAAATCGTATCTCAGGGTAGATCATTCCAATGACGATTCGTTAATAACTAGTCTCATAATCGCAAGTCGTCAATTGGTTGAGGAGCATACTGGCCGAGCCTTAATTACTCAAACATTACATTTATTTTTAGATGGGTTTAACGAAACAGAAGACCCTCTATGGGAAGGTGTTAGAACAGGCCCATATCTAAACTTCTACAAAAACTATATTGATCTACCTAGAGCACCTGTAGCATCAGTAACAAGCATTCATACTTTTGATGATGATGACAACTCTACTCTGTATGCAACAGCTAACTATTACGTTAATTCAGCAAGAGAACCAGCAAGAATAGTTTTGAGAACTGGCTCTACATGGCCTACAGCTTTAAGGGTAGCAAATGCTATAAAGGTTGTTTACGAAGCTGGATATGGCAATGCTGGTGCAGTACCCAACCCAATTAAACAAGCAATGTCGCAATTAGTAGCACATATGTATGAACAAAGAGGAGATATGGCAGATGTCAATGGAGAAACAAAAATGCCGATATTGGTGAAGAAATTGTTAGCTCCATATGTAGTACATAAAGGATTAGGAACTTCAAGTTTAATGGCGATTGGCTAATGACTGTTTCAATCGGCTCAATGCGAGAGCAAATCACAATACAATCTTTAGGCACATCAAGGGATAGTGGTGGTGGAATATCATCTAATTATAGCGATTCTCAGACCATATCAGCTTCTATAAAGCCTTTAAATGGCAAAGAGGTCTATAAGCAAGGGAAACTACAAGACCACGTTACACACGAAATAATGATCAGACACAATTCTAGTGTCACAGCAAAGAATAGAATAAAAATTGGTACAAGATTCTTTAATATTAGATCAGTCATTAATTTAGATGAAAGAAGTAGATACATGAAGATTCTTGCTGAAGAAGGAGTTGCGACATGAAATTTACAATAGTCGGACTACAAGAAGGCTTTACAAAAATTACTAAAAAAAGATTAGAAACAAATCTGCCAAAAAAAGTGATGAAGCATATGAGAAGGTCTGGTCTGTTAATAGAAAACGAAGCTAAGAAAGCAATACAACAAGGAACAAAGTCTGGAAGAATATATAAAAGAAGATCAGTAGAACATCAAGCATCATCAGCAGGAGAATCACCAGCTTCAGACACAGGGTTTTTGGTTTCTAACATTTCCTCAGAACAACCTTATAAATTAGGTAAAGATGTTTTTGTAGAAATTATATCCAAAGCCCCATACTCAAAACACCTTGAATTTGGTACGAGAAATATGTCTGCAAGACCTTTTATGCAACCAGCAACAGAAAAAGCTAAACCAAAAATAAGAAGATTTTTTAAGTCCGAGAGTTTAATTAAATGAGTATTGGACAGTTTGAATTACAAGAAGCAATCTATACAAGATTAAGTACAGACAATACTTTAACAAGCACATTAGGTGCTGGTGTTTATGATGAAGTTTCACAGAACCAAGCTACTCCATTTGTTTCTATGGGTTATGGCACAGCTATTGATTACGGCACAAAAGATATAGATGGTGGTGAGTTTACTGTGACCTTTGATATTTGGTCAGAATACAAAGGAGCAAAAGAATGTAAGCAAATAATGGACAGGGTTCACACTTTGCTTCATAATCATAATCTAAGTGTATCAGGATATAATCTGATTAATTTAAGGTTTGAATTTTCTGATATATTAATAGACCCAGATGGTGTTTCAAGACATGGTGTCATGCGATTCCGTGCAATAATATTAGGATAATATTTAGGAGAAAAATATGGCAGCACAAAAAGGTAAAGATGTTTTAATAAAAATTAACACTTCTGGCTCTACTTATGTAACTCTTGGTGGTCTTAGATCATCTTCAATAACCTTCTCAGATGAAGCAGTTGATGTAACTTCAAAAGATGATCAAGGTAAAAGATTACTTTTAGCTGGTGGTGGTGTTAATAGTGTAGCAATTAGTGGTTCAGGTGTATTTACAGACAGTACAGCAGAACAAGCACTAAGAACAGCTTATTACGGACAACAAAATACCTCAGATGGTTCATCTGCACAAGCGGCAGCATTTAAAAACTTCCAATTCGTAGTACCTGATTTAGCAGTATTTACTGGTTCATTTATGATTGAATCTTTAGAGTATGCTGGTGAATATAATGGTGAAGCTACTTATTCAGTAAGTTTTCAATCTGCTGGTTACGTAACATTTGCAAGTAACTAAGTAGAGGATTAGATGTTGTACAAAGAAGTAAAAATAAAAGTAGATGATGAAAATATCTTAGGTTATTTTGATGGTGAAAATCTTGAAATGCCTAACGAAATTGAAATCGGTGATTCTCTTAATGTAGATGGGAAAGATTATAAAGTCTTATCCCATTTACTTGATTCAAGAGATAATGTATTAAAAATAAAACTTGCAAATGCAAGTCCAAAAAAAGGAGTCAAAAATGGCAAATCCCCTCAAGGGCGAGATTGATATAGAACTAAGTGGTAAGTCATACAGATGTAGGCTTACAGTAGATTCAATAATACGAATTGAAGATGAATTAGATGCTTCAATTATTGAGTTAGCAATAAAGATTTCACAGGCAAAAGCTAAAATGAAAGAACTTGCTACTGTCTTAAAATATGCTTTAAGAAATGGTGGTAATGATATAGACGATAATGAAGTCAAGAGACTTATCTTTGATAATGGTATCGTTGCTCTTTCTACAATCGTAGCTAATATTATTACATTAACTCTTTCTGACCCTAACGAGAAATCTAAGGGAAAGCCCCAAGCAGTAGCACAAAAATAGAATGGAGAACATATATGGAAGTGTGTTTAGGTATGGTAGGAATGAAACCAAAGGACTTTTGGAATTCATCACCTCAAGAGATTTATGCTACTGTAGAAGGTTTTAGAAGTTTCAATTCTCCATCAGAAAGCGAAGAACCTATGTCTAAAGATAGGTTGAATGAGTTAATGGAGCTCTATCCTGATTAATGGCTTCCACAACAGTAGATGAACTTGTTGTAAAGATCAAAGCTGATGTCGGTCAGCTCAACAAGCAACTTTCACAAATACAATCAAAATCAGGCACAGTAGGTAAACAAGCAGGTTCAAATTTAGCGACAATGGGTGCAGGAGCCGCTGGTGCATCAATGGGTTTGTCTAAGATGTTAACCCCCCTACTTAGTGTTGGTGCTGTATTTGCAGGTGGTCGTTTAGCTGGTCAAATTGCTAGTGTTGGGTCTCGTTTTGAAGATTTACAAGATTCTCTGACACTTGTATTTGGTGGAGAGCAAAATGCACAACAAGCATTTAAGGAAATCAAGACATTTGCACAAACAACACCCTTTCAAATTGATGATGTCACTAAAGCATTTATAGGTCTTAAAAGTGCAGGTATAGAACCTACTACAGATATGTTGCAAACTTTTGCAGATACAGCTTCCGTTGCAACCGATACAAAAGGTACATTTGAAGCCCTTATTACATTCTTCCAAAGATCAGCGGCTGGTGGTGCATCACTTGTTGAATTGAACAGAATTAACGATAGAGGTATTGATATATTCGGTAGGTTAGAAAGAGAAATAGGAAAATCAAGAACAGAATTATCTGAATTTGGTCAAACAGCAGAAGGTTCTAAAGTTATACAAGAAGCTCTCCTAAAAGTCTTAAAAAGAGATTTTGGTGGTGCTATGGCTTTGAAAATGGACAATCTATCTACTATGACTTCAAACATGACGATTGCTTTCAAAGATTTAGCAGATGAAGTTTTTAAAAGTGGTTTAGGAGATTTATTAAAAGGTATAACGACTCATCTTACAAATATGGCAATGGCAGTTGGAAAATTACTTAGACAATTAAGAGGTGATCAGACAGTAGAAGATTTTTTAGGTTCAACAACAGTTGATTTAGGCCCAGAACCAGTTCATTTAGGCAACATTGGTCGTCCTCGTGAGAACCGAGAAAGGGATATGACCCTAGAAGAAATAAGGACTGCATTGCAACTTAAAAGAGCAGAAAATAAAGCTAATATTGATTTACTAGCAAGTACACGAGCACATACAAGGGAAGGTGTGATTGGTAATTTAGAACTAACACGTGGTTATCAAAGAAACATAGCTAATTTAGATCGTTTGATAAAAACTAAAGATAAGGAAATATTAGCACAAAAACTCTCTAACAAAGAAACAGAAACAAATACAGGTCTTACTGTAAAGCAAGTAGAAATTAGACAAAAACTACAATCAATATTAGAAAAAAGTGTGCCAGAAATTGAAAAATTGAACAAATTACTGAAAGAAGTAGATCAGTTTTCAGGTTTAAAAAATAAAGATGGCGAACTGTTATTTACAGATGCAGATTTAGAACAAATCAGAGCTTACATAGATGAATTAATCGTACTTGAAAAAGAGGGAGAAAATACAGTCGGTGGTATTGAGCAAATGCAACAGGCTATTCAAAACCTTTCTACACAATTCACATCTAACTTTGTAGATTCACTTTTAACAGGTCAAGATGCTTTAAAATCATTCAGAGACTTTGCTAAAAATATTGTTAATCAGATACTAACTATTTTCTTACAAATGGAAGTTGTAAATAGAATTTTAGCTGGAATTTTTCCAAATGCAGGAATTAGCTTTGGTGGCATATTACCAGAAAAGTCAAATAGTGACCCTTTGTTAGATAATTTAAGGAAAAATAAGTTTACTGCTGGTTTAAATGAAGCTGGTGGTGGTGCTATGCACGTTGGTCAAGCTCGTCTTGTCGGTGAAAGAGGGCCTGAATTATTTATACCTCATGCCAATGGTACATTACTTAACAACATGAATACCAAAAATGCTATGGGTGGTGGTCAGGGTGTAGTTATCAATCAATCAGTAAACTTTGCTACAGGAGTTCAAGCTACTGTCAGAAATGAGGTATTACAGCTCATGCCACAAATTGCTACAGTCACAAAAGCAGCGGTTTCACAAAGTGCCGAAAGAAGTTTGAGATATAGAGGAAGTCTGAAAAATGCCTAGAACGATAGCAATGCCAACAACTCCAAATTTCGTTAGTAGTGATTTTAGATTAATTAGATCACAAGCAATAGTCCAATCACCTTTTAGTTTTAAATATAAAACACAAGAATTTGATGGTGTTTATTGGAGTGCTGATGTTACTTTACCAGCAATGCGAAGAGCTACTGCTGTTAATTGGCAATCTTTCCTGATGCAATTAAAAGGTCAACAAAACTATTTTAAATTCGCTGACCCTGATGCTTTAGTCAATACAGGAACGTACAGCACTAGTCATTTAATAGCAGACCCACGAATTAACAATACAAACGTCACATTAAGTTTTAATGCTTCTACTTCTGTAATAACTGCTGGAACTGCATTGACTGGATTAGCTGTTGGTGATTTCTTTCATATTACAGGAGCAGTAAACCCTGACAATAATGGTACACATAAAATAACAGCAATAGCTGGTACAAATACACAGTTCACTTCCGATAAAACTCTGGTAACAGAAAGCAGTACAGCAAGTTGCAAAGTAAGACAAAATATAAAAGGTGCAGAAGCCCTGTCCTTAGAAGCAAGTACAAATAGTGCTACAGGTACAATTAAAGTCGGTGATTACTTACAAATACAAGGCACAAGTTCAACAACTACAAATCCAGTACAACTTGTACAGGTAGTAGAAGATGCAACCGAAACATCTCAAGGTGGAAGTGCTTTGAATCATTTTTCTTTAAGAATAGAGCCAAAGCTAAGAGCTGATTTTGCAGATGGTAGTTTTGCAGTCTTTACTAATCCAAAAGGATTATTCAGGTTGGTTAGTCCTGAAATTGGTTGGTCAGCAGATCAGGTTTCAAATTATGGGATAAGTTTTTCATGTATTGAGGTTGTCTAAGTGGCTAGTAGGTTTGACAATTTAACAGCTTCGCAAAAACTTTCTATACAGAAAAATATACAAGCAGATAACACAAGTGCATTTCTAGCTGTGCAATTAAAGTTTGATAGCGAGACTATTAGACTTTGGACAGGTACAGGAACTTTAGCTTTAGATAGCAATACATATTTAGGAGCAGGAAATCTTCTTAATGTAAGTGCTGTTGAAGATGATAGTGAATTATCAAGTAAAGGTTTAGATATTTCACTTGCTGGAATGGACGAAAATATTGTCAACCTAGCTTTATCCGAAAATTACCAAAATAGACAAGTAACTGTTTTTATGGGTTTTCTATCTGGCAATAATGAAGTCGCTAGTAGTTTTATATTTTTCAGAGGAAGAATAATGAATATGTCTATTTCAGATGGGCCTTCTAATAATACTGTCAGTATTGAATGTGAAAACAGATTAGTTGATTTCGCTAGACCTTCTCAACTCAGATATACCAAGGCAAGTCAGCAAAACTTATTTCCGGGAGATAAAGGTTTAGATTTTGTGCAATCTCTACAAGAAGCAGATATAAATTGGGGGCCATCTAAAGCATCAGGGGGTGGCTCTGGTGGTGGTGGGGGTTCTGTCGGTGGAAATCCAATAGATGCAGAAAGGTCAATAAGGCAAGAATGAAAACAGATTGGGAAAACATATTATTTGATTATTTTGCAAAAGTTAAAGATCAAGGATTTGCATGGGGAAAGTGGGATTGTTGTAGGTTCGTAGATGGCTATATTCAAGCTGTAACAGAAGAAAGTGCAATACCGAAAGGATTAGACTGGTCTGATGAAACAACAGCTTTAAAAGCGATTTCTGAGCTTGGTGATAATTTTCCACAAACCATAAATAATGTTTTTAAAAAGCTCAAATATAAACAGATCAAATTACCATATATAAGTGTTGGTGATATTGTTTTATTTAAAGAAGAAGAACATCTACTTGGTATATTTGATGGCACTTATATTCAAGGTATTGCTGATTCAGGTTTAGTACCAAAACCAATAGCTTTGGCAAAACAAGTATGGAGAATCAATGGCTAGAGCAGTAGAAACAGCATTAAAAGCAGTTGCGATTACAGCATTAGTTTTAACTGGTGGTAACTTTTTATTAGTTGGATTAGGTGCTGGTACTACTGGTGCTTTGGTTCTTGGCTCAAC